GAGGATTAGCCAAAAACGAAACATCATATTCATCTCCTGTTGCTAAGTTTGGATCTGTTGCGGCTGCTGGGTACTTGTGGATACCTTCTTTACGAAAGGTAACCCAAATCATTTTGTTAGGTCTAATATCTTGTTTAATAATCATAGGATTTAAGTTTTCTATTTTACCGATAATCATGTTGGTGTATCTTGTGTATATTGATCCCAATAGGTAAATTTATCTTTACTCATTAGGCTTTGTAGATGGTGAGTCCATACACCGGGATTAGTAGCACCCCAAGTACGGTCATCTAGTTTAAGTGTTGCGTTGTAGTTGAGTTGATTAATGTAAGGCAACTTTACACTAATCATAGGAATAAATCTATCTCGTTCGCAATAACCGCTTTCGATTACGCCTTCGATATGCTCGACACCAAAGTCTAAAGCAACCCAATAGCCTTCGTCGAGACAGCCAAGAATAATTTTATCCCATGCTTGATATTCTTCCTGCGTCATTGCTTTTGGATTAAAGCTCTGACTAGTACCAAAGTAAATTTGTTTAATATCAATGTCTCTATTTGCCTGTTGTAAGATTCCCTCAAGAGGAGGAGTTCCAACAACAAATAGTGTTTTCATACCATAAGCAATAGTATGTTCGACTTCATACCCTGTAAAGTAAACGACATTTTGTCGTTCTTCAGTGTTTAGTCCCATTTAATATAACCTCTGCTGTAACCGCTTGGACGATCCACACCATCCGCAAACGCTTGCTGCCATTCAGTGTTACGATTGTAGCACTTTGTCCAGAAGGAATCAACCTCAAGATAGCCGTTTTCAATCCAGTGCTTGGCAAACCACATACAATTGATAAATTCTGGATTTCTTGGACTTGGAAATATCATGGTACATGCCTTCCAAAGCAAATTGCTAAAATCTGTAGTTACAAGTTTTTGAGCACCAAAAATAACTAAGGCATTTTCTCTAAGGATATCTTTTTCAAAAACATCTAGTTTACTGCTCAAATCAATAACAACATCGTAGTTTGCTTCTGTATCTGCTTGAAGTTTATCTCCCCAGAGATCCTTATTGCTAGATCCAACAACATCTATTTGATAAAAGTAACCATTTAGTCTCATAGAGTGATAGGCCACCCAAGCTAAAAATCCACTACCCAAGATTAACATTCTTGAACTAACACCTTGTCGCTTTTCAATTTGATCTTTAGCTTGGTTGATTAGGTTAATACCGCAAGCAACTGGTTCTAAGATATATTTAGGCAATGCTTCGGGAACCTTTACATATTCGTTAGCACGAACATTATAAATGTCTGCGTATGCTGGCTCACCACGGGTGGCAACAAAATCTCCAAATGATACATCGTGTATATTGGCACCGATGCCAATAACTTTGCCGATACCTTCGTGCCCTTGCATATTTAGAGGCAACGGGCCAAAATTGCCTGACATCATGTCTATGTCACTGCGACACACTCCAGTCATTACAGCACGAACGCAAATTTCGTTTTCTGTTAGCGGAGGAACTTCAAACTCGGTTTCATAAAAGAAACCTTCGCCTTTTGTAGCTAGTACTCTGTTCATAATTTTTCTATCTGTTCATGAATCCACAAATCTTGTGCTAACTGGTCATTCCAGAACTCATTGTTATTTAGGTTTTTAACAGCAGTCTCTACCATAATCTTATAAGCGGATTCTGGACATAATCCTAGTTCGTGTCTTACGGCAGAATTCCTCATACTAAAAGCAATACTACTATCATCGTGATCTAAATTAGTTTTCCAGTTAGCACTTAATATCCACGTAGTATTTCCATTTTTAAACTCGAAGTGGCAAAAGTCGTCGACATCGTATGTGCCGTTAGGATTGACAGTACCGTAATCGGTACTAGTTATATCTTCAAGTTTATAATTTTGAATTGCTGTTGCTTTGAGTTTAGTACCTTGTCGATAGTCTGTTAACGCACAGTAGTAACTAAGCATATGAGGGATTAAATCTCTGCTGACTCCGCCAAATGCCAATTCTTTTGTTGTGAACCAGCTACCAGGTTGCGGAATACGATTAGCGTTATTCCAGCGAACATACACGCGATCACTTTGATCCGATTGTATTTTAAATACTTTAATCTCGTTTCTATATTGATTGTTCTTAACCATCATAAAACGTGTATTGGGAAAATCTTCAACTAGACAAAACCAACACTTACTGTCTTGTACACCGGGTTTTTCAATTAATATAATCTTACATTTATTAGCAATAGTTCTTGCTATTAATTCATGCGTAAAATTTGGTGTACAGATAACAGCAATATCGTATTCACTTGTAATGACATCAGTAGTTTTAAATGTTGCGTTTTTTTCTGGGTTAGAATCGACTGTATCGATATCATACCCGAGGCTAGCAAATACAGAATAGTATAGTTGACCTATACCCATGCCTACAATTAGTGCCTTCATTCTTTTTTACTTTCTTCGTACTGTTTAAAAAGTCTAGTAACTGGTTCCATACGTTCTTGAAACACATCCGGAGCACCCTCAGATGCTCTAGTCATATCCCATTCACTAGGAAAGTGTCTCAAAATGCTATAGGCTTCTCCGCGAATCTTTTTAGATACTCTTGGATAATTTGTCCTATCATGAGCAAGAGATTCTAAAAATCTCTTAGCCCACATTACAGAACGATATCTTTCGTCTGGTAAAGTCATTTCTTTAATAGTTCTCTTGTTGTCTTCAATTACATAAGTCCAATCTTGGTTGTCGAGGTTCATTTAACTTCGTATTCGAGTTGATCAAGTTTGGCTGCTTCGTCCTCGGTGAATTCTTCACTGTGACTTTCATCTAATTGTACGCTATCATCATCTTCCTCGTCAAACAGATTGGCAAAGTGCGTACTGGCATTAACTGTCTTTTTACCAATAGCACCTCGTGTTCCCGGGATAGCTTGCCAGAATTTATCAAAACTATCGATAATAGCTTCTGCTGTTGCTCGATCAGGAGCACTAAAAATAGCATCTACTACGTCTTTAAAATAGACACGTTCGAATCTTTCATCTACTAACATAGCAGGGCATAATCCGGCGTCATACTGTCGATTGGCTTCTTGTACACTATTCAAATGTAACCAAACATTGTGACCCATCATAATAGCGTATGTAAAACTATCCCAAGATGTTTTACCTTCTTTGCCTATTTTATTTAGGTCTCCAGGTCCATAGATACAAATATCTTTAACTTGAACACCGTCCATTAATGGACTAGTTGTAAATGACTTAAAGTGTCCGTCTTGAACAACTACGTCCTGGAACAATCGTGTGTCTTTGGCATACTTTTTGTTATCTAAACTAGGTAACATACGATATAACCATTTCTCCCTATCTACAATTTCTGTTTGTACATAAATCTGACCATTAGCAGTGGCTAAGAAAGGACTAGCACAGTCAAAGCTAATTGTAAACTTAGGATTGTGATATTTACGAACAGCACGTTGGATGTCTGTTAGTAACAATGCCCACTCGAGTTTACTTGTACCCAAAAAGTGCATCCAGTCTTGATGTCCTTCTTCCAGCAAGCCGTCAAATTTTAAGGCAACGAGTCTACGTAGTACTAAATCGACATCACACATGTTTTGTCCACCCATGGCCCAGCCGTTAAACGGCTTGTCGTACTTTGTTGGATCACAAAAATCTTTCATTTGTTGATACCAATCTTCTGCTTGTGCGTGATTCTCACCTTGAAGAACGTTCAAGAATTTACAAGCACCCGTACGATGTTTAATAAAGTATTCATTATTGTATTTGGTAGCAGCCACAGCTTGCTCGTAACTGGCAATACCACTATTCTTCGCACCTACTGGACTGCGTCCAACCCAAGCTGGAATATCAAGCACCATTCCGTAATCCATTAGTGCATCCATCCATGCTAGTACTTGCTCACGTTTCTTTTGTGCCGCATCTAGTTTTGCTTGGTACAGTTTAACGTGATCAATCTTAGTCATCTTAGGATTGCCATTTTTATCTAGCTTAGGATTACCTGTTGCGTCTAGTTGTGGAATTAGTTCAACACCACGAGCAACGGCTTCTGCCATGCGTTGTGTTACTTCTGTACCTGTTGGATCATTCCATTCACCTTCCCATACTCCTTTACCAATCTGGAAGCCGCCCGAGTCACCTAATACCCAACTAGTGCTACGGTCTCTGTTACGAAACATATCTTCACTAGGATCAGGTTTAGACAAATCCAAATTAGCGTGTCCAGCTGAATACAAACAATGGTCAAAGTAAAATGACGCATTAGGATTTAGGTAGTTCATTGCTTCAATACCTAATGGACCAAAGCTCGCGGGTATACGAGAAGGATCTACATAGTTATTGTAGCGTTGCTTGCCTATATAAGTGCTATAAAATCCCGACGTTGCCGGCAGGAAATAAGCATAGTCGTTTTGTGTAGCTGTTAAATTACGGTTTATTTCTGGCGTTGTCATTGCTTACTCCAAGTAATCGTTATGCTCAACGATTCTCCAAATATGAATACCTTGAGTAATATTATCTTTGGATTTACTTTCTACATAACTAACCCGGACTTCGACATTTAGACCTTCTAATTCTGCCATGAGCGTATTAAACTCAAGACCGAGTTGTTTAAGTTTAACAACTTTTTCTTCTATGTTGCTATCTTTCATTTGCTCTGTGCTGGTAAGATATAGTTATATTCGACCATGCCACTATCGACAGTAATCATCATAGCACCAGCATCACTAATCTTCATAGTCTTGTCGCCTGCCAAACCTAAGATTTGCATAACTTGTACAACGGGCCATGACCAAGTGCTTTTTAGTTTTCCGCCTGCTGGGGATTGAAATGTAAACTTACCTGCGTGTGTACTAGCATCTCCGAAGCTAACAATTAAATCGCTGTTTTCTGTTTTAACTTGGAATACAGTTTCTTCCGAGTGTGCTTGACTTTGGAACTTCAAACGTTGGATGCTGGCAACTGCTGGCCGAAACTCGATGTCCCACGCCGCGCCCTTGAACTTTACTGTCTTAAGTTTTTCGTTAATAATCTCTGTACTCATGAAACGATAGTCGTTGTGGAAGTCTCCAGTGGCATTTTCAAAATGCATAGTAGTTGGAATTTCTACTCCGTTACGTTGTTGACGAACAACTTCAATCTTGGCATTGTCTTTGTATTCTGGACACTTCAAGTGTAAATTAAGTTTATCCAAGTTAGGCATACCAAATGTGCCTTGAAATTCCTCAACTGGTGTATGAGTCTTTGCTGTTAAAATAACACTACGGTCTTCAGCCATAGATTCAATGTTAGTTTCTTCAATCGTTCCTGAAATTTTAATGATAGGTAAAAATCCCAGAGCGTGTGTATGTGTTACGATGTCTTGTAAAATGTCTTTCATAATGATTCCTTTGTGTTAGTATATAGGTATTTAGGTCAGAAGTCAAATAATTTATTAAAAGTATTTGTCTGTTCGGTTGATCTGACGTCCCAATTAAGTACGCCAATTAAATTTGATAGCTTATTATCAATAATTGTATTTTCCATTTCTTCATGGTTAAACGGTAAATCTTTAAACCACTGCGGTAAACGTAATTCGTCTACTGGATAAGCCACGCTGGTAAATCCTAATGGATTATCTTTTAGTTTACACACAATGACTTTGGCACCGTCTGTAATACCCATCGAATACTTGTCTCCAAACATTCGTTTTAGTGTATTCCAGTTAATGCTAGCACGTACATGGCCCGGCATATTTGCTTTACCAGCTTTAGCTTCTTTGGCTTGATAGTCTGTGATGTTATTAGCACGTTTAGGACTACCTTTCTCCCACCCTGGACGAACTTTAAAATTAGTTCTAAAGTCGGTGATAAAATCTAAGACATCACGTTCTTCTTCTCCAGTTAGAACTTTTTCTAAAACGTCGCTTAAGAAGTTTTGAATAAATTCAGGTGTATCACTACGCTTAAGGTCTAGACCCATAGCTTTGATCTTTCCAGGTTTACCATCTACATCAAGTCGCTTGCCTTCCTTATCGTAGTAAAGTACAGCATATCGCTTCTTGGTAATGAATAAACCTTTGCTGGCAACGATTTCTCGTCCTGCTTTAATAACTTCGCCACGTGATTTAGGACAATGAAACGAGTCCTGCATAAACTTAGGAAACGTATTATTAACTTCGTCTCCCACTTGGTCGTACAACTGTATTACTGTTTCTTTTGTCCACGGGATTTGACCTGAGTCGATATCTTTTTTAAGCGTCTTATAAGCAGAAAAATAACAGCTATCAGTATCACCGTAGATAATAGCTTTTCCAACATGGTTGTTTTCTCCTGTAATAATCTCATTAACTTTGCCAGCCATATGTTTGGCAATCTGTCTACCTGTTAATGTAGTACTCTGTCCGATGCGTTTGTCATAAAAGCGACAATGCGGATTTAAAATAGCACCATACAAACTGTTCAAGTTAATCTTCTTAACCAACTGACGTTTGTCCCAGTATTCTTCTTCGACCTTATTACCTGCCTTGATGGCATCTTTTAATTTGGCCTGCATCTCTTTACGTTCAGCATACCAGCGTTTCAACAAGCCTGGGATAATACCTTCTTTCTCGTAGGTAAAGATTGTGCCATTAGCACTAATCATTAAACTAGCATTGCTTTCGAAAATTATCTTATAAACTTCGGCGGCACTTAACAAGTCACTTCGACCATCTTCCCAGTCGACAGTAATTTCCGTGCCAATCTCTTTGTTCATAATGGCAGTATACTCTAAGCTACCGAATATACCTTCCCATGCTGCCGCAAAGCTCTTACCCTTGTTTACAAGATTATCGATATACTCTTGTGTTTTTTCCTGTCGCAGTTGACCCACAATAGTCTCTGGACCCATATTTAACGCACGAATCGCACTAGGATACAAACTGTTAATGTCTAAGGAGCCGATCCATTCATGAATGCCTTCTTTAGGATAGGCCACATACGCACCGGCGGCTCCTTCATTTTCTTCACTGTCATCTTTACGAATTTTGTTAGGCACCTGGAAGCCACGACGATGTGCTTCGTTGATAATGGCCTGTTCAGTCACTGCCACAGCACCCATTGTTGTTTGAATCAATACAGTACATTCATGTGCTAGTGTATTGGCAAGATCTAAGAATTTTAATTTCTTATCCAGTTTGTCCAGCAAGGCAGTATCTTGTCTGTTATAAACAACAAACTTTCGAAAGTCGTTGTTATACAGTTGATCCAATGTGCCTTCATACACAGTCTTAGTTTCCCCAATCTCCATCTCACCAATCGCATCTAGTCGATACGTATGACGTTCTTCATATGTGTATTTGCGATATAACTCAAGACTGTCAAGATGGACACGACCAATTAGGTCATATGTTGTGGCAGTTTTGCCGTATTTTTCAAATTCACGTTTCTTAGGATACTGATCCCAAAGACACATTCTGCGTGTATCATCTTTACTTAGGACTTTGGTAATACGATTGACAGTATAGGGCATATCAAAGCCTTCGCTGTTCCATCCGCTTAGTACATCAGCATCTTGTATTAGGTTTAAGAATGTGTCTAGCAAGTCTGCTTCGTTGTCAAAGATATGCGTGTTTGGTAAATCTTTAACAAGTTCTTCAGCTTGTGCTATAGTCATGCCCTTTGGCGGCATAGCAAGACAGACCAGTGTGTCTAACCATTGTAGGTGAACAGCAATCGCAGTAATTGGCATGAACGCATCGTCTGGACTTGCGTAGCCACGTTCAGGATCAAAGTCCACCTCAATGTCCCAGAAAGCGACATTTAGTTTAGGTGCGTCTTGATTGATGTAATTTTCACTTAGACATGCTACGATGGGATTAATATCCGCTTCGTAGAGTTTCTTTCCATTGTTTATTTTTAACTCTTTATGGAAATCTTTAGAGTTTCTACAGACAATGCGACTTAGTGGATCACCGTAAATTGATTGAAATTTACCACGGGGATCCTCGTAATAGAAAGTATAACGTACAGGGAATTCTTTGAATTCTCTTTGTCCGTCTTTGTTTCTCTCTACCACTCGCACAATATCTGCATTTCTATCAAAGTATGCGTCAACGTACAAATTTTTCTCCTATGCGATTTAAGGCTCGCAAATACCAACGGATCATTTATGGCTGATCAAACCTTTCTCTTATGTATTTAGTAGTCTAACGTAACCTACTACATCGATAGTGACCAACAGTAGATAGTTAGCTACCATACCTGTACTTTTACGTGTCCAAGCTGCCCACCCAAAGATAGCGCATTGTAAAATGAATATAGGATACAGATAGAAAAATAATGGATCAGTTGCTCCGGCTGCTAATGTAAGCGAGCATCCGAGACTCATAAACCATGCTGTAATTTCCAGTGTAAATCGGGTAGGCCATTCTCGATAGTCTGTCCTTGCCCAATTATAAATGCCTTTTAAAAAATTCATTACTTGGGCAATCTATTAGTTACACCAAGAATCATTTCGATTTCATTCCAATCATTTTCATGATCACGCCAATTGTCTTTGTGCGCAATGGTAATGGCTTTATTAATAATACTAGGTTTTACATCGAGTTCTTCTGCTACTGCTTTAACAGTTTCTTTTAAGCCTTCTTTAAGATCTTCAATTTCTCTCAAAACAGTTGAACCTTCGTTAATCAAACGTTCTAATTTGGCTTTTTCTTCAGGCCCATACATGCGTGTTGACATTTAACTCTCCTTAAAATGTAAGTATACACTAGTTATCGTTGTAAGTCAACAACATCAAAATTAATATTATTCAAAATGAGTTGACTACTTAGCTCAGAAATTGTATAATAACGCTATGAAGAAACTTTTATTACTGTCAGTCTTTACTGCTCAATTGGCAAGTGCTCAGACTTTTCACGATTGGGATAATCCTAGTAAAAAGTTTGACCTTGGTAATACTACTAAACCATTTAATCTTATTGTTAAATCAACTGATGATGTACAAAAGATATGCGAAGCAGAAAGTAAAAATAGAGGCCACGGTGGCTTCGGCTTTCAAGTAAACAGTTGTGCTTTTTGGAATACAGATAGGACAGAATGTACTATTGTAACTCCTCGCAGAACTACTATGCACTTATTAGGGCATGAATTACTACATTGTTTAAAAGGTAACTGGCATTAAAAAAGCGCCTTGCGGCGCTTTTTTATCTTATAGCACGTATCATTGCCAAGATATCGTCATCTTCACTTTGTGTAATGCTTTCCTTCGTTGGACTAGCGCCTTTCTGTTTGTTGTATTGAGCCATAACCTCCGGGGGGTATGTATTGCCCATTTTCATTCCTGATGCCATCACAGACATTTGTACTTGACTTAATGGTTGACCCGGAACTACTGGCGCTCCTGCTATTCTAAGCTCAGAACTAGATGTTGAAGACTTTGGTGCTCCTGCTGTGGGACTTGCGGCCTGTTGTTTTGACTGACGTTGTGCTGTCATCCAAGTATCGAAGCCATCATCTGGACCAGTATACTTGTTCATTGAACGTCCTCTGGTAGAGTTCCATTGTAGTTTGTCTTGTGGTGTAGCAGTTACTTCCCACATGCCACCGCTACGACGTTGTTTCCATTCATAACGTGTACCGTCAACCCAGTAAGGTTGTGTCTTATCAGCACTTGATGGAATTTTAGATGAACCACCACCTGCTGCCGAAGGACTAGCGGCCTGCCCAGTTGATTTTGGAGTTCCATCCATATTGTGAGTCTTTCCGTATTTTGCCATCCATTCGTCACGCTGTGCTATAGTGCCGGTTCTTCTATTAGGATCTGGCATAGGACTAACTTTTTCTGGTTTGCCTTGACGAGCTAACAGATCGTCTCTTGCGTTTTGTCCTGGAGTGATTCCGCCTGGCGGCTTACTTCCTTGCCCACCTGCCGCTGGACTAGCTTGCCCACCCGCCTGACCACCTATTGGATTGCCAGTCTTAGGATCGTACCCGTACTTTTTCATAGTTTCTAGATATCGTGGACTGTTTAACCAGACGTAATCGTTTTCTTTGCCAGGTGTAGGAATAACATTATACGCAGTTCCTACTCCAAGCATAGCCATATATTCGTCAGACGCTGCACGATCGCCGCCTGGCTGATATTCTTTAGGTAATTGTTTTCCAGCCTCTTGTGTTTCAGGACCGTACTTGCCATCGATACCGACTTTAACACCTTTGGAATTTAACCAGTGTTGGTAAGCTCGTGTACCTGGATTTGCGTAACCAATCTTCTGACCTGGCTTTTGTTTGCCTGGCTCATTTGCTGTCTTACCTGGTGTTTCTTTCCCACCGTTAGGTAATGTCTTACCATCAGGCCCTACTACAATAGTCTTTCCATCAGGAGTAGTAATCATGTGATTACCATTGTCGTCAGTTTGTACTTGTGTTCCAGATGGTGCTGTACCTGACTTTACGCGATCTAACATTTTTTTGTGATCTTCTGGACTTTGTGCTACGCTTGGGCTCGCCGCCTGCCCGCCTACGCCAGCTGCATTTGCTCTCATAGCAGCACCTAAATCAGCATCATCTCTGTCTGCTTGATCAGGATCGACTTTTTGACCAGCTGGTGTAGCTAATTTATCTAATGCTTTTTGTGCAGACCCTAATGCTTGTATAACAGCTGGATCATCTATGTCTGCTAGTTCTGCCATTAGTTCTCTAATTTCAGCAACTTCGCTTTGATATCTACCTGCTGTCACTCCTGTTGCAGGATTATATACAGGATCACCGGTACCTAGTGTTGCTTTTTCGTATAACTGGTAACTAAAACTTTCAACTAGTGTACGTGCTATCGACCCATTAAATGAAATAGACTCTTTAGTGCCGCCACTAATCTTTGCCACTAGGTCATTTAATCGTTTTAGTTTAGGCGCAATAAACGCATCACTGCTTTGCTTACCTTGTACATTGGCACTTTGTTGTTTTACATCACGCGATGCCTTATCATTGGCAGCTTGCGAATCTTTGTCTAAACCAAATTTACCTGTACCTACTAGGCCGCCTAGTGCTGAAGTTTTAGCTGTACCTGGTACTAGTCCTAACTTTGCCAATGCTTGTGTATCAGCTTCTCTTGCTGTCGCAGCAATACTAACTTGATTGGTATCTGGATTAGGAGATTGCTTACGAATGTAGTAGCCGCTTACGGGATCATATAAGCCTGGCAAGTTTTCCTTCCATGCTAAATCATTTAAGATAGCAGCACGTTTTTGTTCATCTTTTTCTTGACCCACTGCTGCCTGTACATCTTTCATTGTAATGGCTTCGTTTAAAATCTGTTTAGATTCTATTTTGTCCATCTTAGCTATAAGTGCTTTTAAATCCATTGTAATCCCCAATATCTATAACTTGTATTTATCAGTGCTCACTTTAAGTGTGCCTTCCGGGGCACGACTCCCAAACACTCTAGGGCAGCAGCCGCCCCACACTAGTAACGCATAACGTCCTAAGGTAGTGTGTTACTTTGGCACACAGTTTGGAACTGTCTTACCATTCTTTTTCTTTGTACCTACAGGCTTGTAGCCTTTCCAACAAGGATTATCCTTGGGATCCTTTAAACCTTCACGCAAGTCGAAACCTAATTTTTTAGCAATTTCTTCGTTATTAAATCCTGATCGAGCCATTTCTAGAATGTCTTCGTATGTATATTGTTCTAATGTTTCGTTAGATGGTTGAGATCGTATTTTAATATTTGGTTGTTCTGTGGTTTCAGGTGGCACTCCCACTGATGGAGTTCTCTTCTTGTTTGCCAAATAATTTTGACCAGTCTGTGCGCCTTGAGCAGCATCGTCGGCCTGTTGCTTTGCCCTAAAAGCTGCCTGTTGATCAGGAGTCATTTGATTCCAAGCTGGCGCAGCAGCTGGCGCAGTAGTTTTCCATCCTGCTTGATTTAATGCAGCAGTTGTTAGCTTTCCAGGGTTAGAGCCTGTTGCTTTTCCGTTTTGAATTGTTATAAACTGAAAAACACCATATCTTCTATCACCGCTATCATTTTGAATCCAATATCTATTGTCTTCTGCGTCAAATACAGCCGGCACTGACTTTCCATTAAATTCAGTAGTTGTTAAGGTAAATCCGTTTCCTAAATCTTTACCAGTCGGACTAACATTTTCAATCACACGTTCTGCTAATTTTCTAGCACGTTCTTTATAACGACTTTGACTCTCAGCTAATTCTTCTTCTACTTGTTTAAAATACTTACCAATCATATTAGGTTTAGCGCCACCAGCTACATTTAGAACAGGACTAGTAATAGTTTCTCTTGTTGCTACCGGTTCGCTATGATATACCGCAATGCTTTCTGCTTGTGTTAATCGGTTTGATGGACCTTGGCCTTCTGTAATTATAGATACAAACCGACTTATATCATTTAAATTTTCTTGTACGGCAGTAGGCTGTTGCGTTGCCTGTTGCTTACTCCTGTGATACGCAGGTGTTGTGCCTAACTCAGAATCAAATTTCCAACCTGGTTTAATAACGCCGTCGGGTCTTGCCATGTCTCTAGCATTACGCTGTTTTTCAAATTCTTTCTGTTGAGCAC